TGACTATCCAAACTGCTCCCTGCTGCAATGCTGGATGGAGTCTGGCAAACATGTTACATACATCAGCATAAGCTATCTGGTTAACTGCTGTTCTATTCACTTCAATAAGTGATGGAGCATTGAGGATTCCTAACGGTTTCCCTGCGCCGTCACCAGTCAGGAAAGCCATGTCCAACTGGTAGGATAGAGTGCTTCCCATAGCGTTCCTTAATTGAGCCTCAAAGATTCCTGAGTCAGCCAGAAGTTCATTTGATACTGAAACGAATACCGCCAACTTCTGAGGGCGTAATAAGATTTCTCTCAGTTGGGCCTCTTCATCATTAGCCAGTTCTGCTTCGGCTAACCATGCTCCGGTTAAACCACCAAACAGACTGGCTGAATGGTCCTGTCCATTCCATGCCGGTGCGCGGAATGTATCAGTATTGACCGGCCAAACTGTTGCCCTGGGACGAACGATCTCCTGCTCTAAACTGGTATCAAATATGAAACCGCCCATTTCCTCAGGGACGCTAAAGCCGCCCAGGCGGCCAACTGATCCCATCATCTGCCGCTTTTCCAGCCGCCCATCATACCTGCCGGAATTAATGCAGCGTAAAAATTCGCCGAAGTCTCTGAAACCATGATCCCGGTCAGCTGATACGCCGTTACGGAAAAACAATTCTCTAAAGGTACTGCCCCGGCTGATCGGAACATCTTTGCCGGTATCAATTCTATAACCCTTATAACTGTCGAAAGATTGCTTACGCTTCTCCAATGCGGCCTTCTCGTCCGTTAAGGAGCGCAGCTCCGTTTCCAATGCGTCCAAGTCTAAATCTGTTCTATCGCTTTCCAGCAAACCCCTAATTTCAGTAAGTCGCTGATCTATCTCTGCTATTCGTGTCATTAATAATCACCTCATTATAATTAATTAGTTTAAGCCCTGGCGCACCCCTGGCCCGTCAAGAGTGCGCGCCAGGGCTCATCACTCCACTACTTGCCCGCGATGGCGTTTCCACTGTGTCGCCGTTTGTGTAAACTTAATTTTTTGACATCCACCTTTTGCCGCCGGTCCCTCCGGCCGTTCCCGGTCCCTCTCCAGTTTCCGGGAGTGCGGTTGCTGGCTTCGGTCTTGCACCCCCCAGGAGTGCGCAGTTCCAAGTGGGGGTATATTAAACTAAAGGATCAGACCATCCGGCCTAATCCTTTTTGTTTATCTCAAAATTTAATTTGATTTCATTTTCTAACTCCGGGAATTGGTTAATTAAAGTCTCTACATCATCACTGACTAATGGATAACTTCTTTTAAGCTCGGTTATATATTTCTTTTTAAGAGTCTGGAGCAGTTCATCGCCGGTCATTATGCGCCGGGTATCACCATCACTTATAAAAATAAACTGATCCAGCAGCTTTGGTGACTCTCCGTTTATCTCTCGGTCAGCCTGGTCTAATGCGATCTGTTTTATAATAAAGTTCTGAATAATGATGAATTCTGGCAGCTTTAATCCTTCGGAATAACTGCGGATCATATCCAGAAATCCTCTATCAAATCCACTTAATAAATCTATAGCAAATAACACAAAATCACTTCGGTTATTAAAACCTAATTCCTGAACTATTTCGTCTAATTCTGAAAGCTCCATCGGTAGCCTAACATTCAGTTTGTTATCCATTATATGAACATCTCCCTTGTATCCTATTTGTATCCAGTCTAACATTAGCGGTTTGCCTTGTCAAGTATTTTACCTTTACATTTTTAACGATTTATTTCACCCAGGGACGGCGGCGACTGGTTAAATATTCCACCCATTTTTTCAGCTCTCTTGCACAGTCCATAGCTGCGCTTTCAGTATCAGACCGGAATATAAATTTTTCTATCCTACCATCAGTTAAACCGATCCGGAATATACCATCGTTAGTCTGTTCAACAACTATTGCCCAATTATACATCCTTCTTCAGCTCCTTCATAATAAAATTCCTGGAGTCCTCCAGGGTTTCCCGAACATCAATCTCCAATGTTTGCAGAATAAACTGTAAAAAATCTTCCTCATATCCCCTTGCATATATGAAATTAATAGGTAGATCATCCAGATCCTTAATGAACGAATACTTTTTTGCGACATCTGCCAATGACATATAAATACACCTCCTGATTTAAAAATAATCGTCCGGGTTGATTTCAGTACCCAGATCATCCCATTCTATACTGGGTTCAAGTCCGTCAGTCTTTCCATTTGGCGGTGTTGGCGGTCTTCCTGTGATGTCCATTTCCGTAAGGCCGGAAGGAAGTCCGCCAAGTCCGCCATCGTTTTTCACTGGCGGCGTTGAATTGTATTTATGAATGATCGGCCAGTACCATTCAGAGCCTTGCTTAAATGCTTTAAATCCGATCTTTTCTTTGGCGCGTTCTACTGTGCGCCATTTAATGCCAGCCTCTTTAGCCTCTTTTTTGAGAATTTTACATTGTACTGCGCCATCGGCTAACATGTTATATAAAAATTCTTTGGCCTCATCCAGGCTCGATTTATCTGATTTATTTTCATCGTCAATGGTTGCTGCTGGAGCCAATAATTCTTCAACACTGAAACTGCTTACCCCGGACCATATAAAACCAAAATCCGGGTGTAGTTCAAAACCTAATGACACGCCATTGGCTGCGCAGCTGCTTTTAATGTGAGCCAGAGCTTTCTGTTTCGTGTTCGGCTCCTGCCCCACCATAAGCACTGATCGGGCTGCCGCGGTGAAGTCAATACTGCCCAATCCTCTGTAAAGAGCTTTATTGCTGCCTTTACTCAAATGTCGAATTATTAAAATTGCGCAGTGATATTCTTCTGCTATTTTAGCCAGATTACTTAAAATAGGCCGGGTTTCATTCGCCCGGTGCATGTCCACGCCGCCGCCCAGGTAAGCCTGTAATGGATCAATAACTACCAAAACCGGCTTAACTTTTTCCAGTGATGCGCGAAGTACATTGATATCGGCAAGAGTGAAGTTTTGTTCTTCTTCGCTTTCAGCAGTCCTCCACCCAGTGAGACAATGTATCTGGTTTCTATCGGCTCCCATTAAATCCAATCGTGGTACTAATGTATCTGCCAGGCCATCTTCCTGAGTCATAAACAACACATTACCTTTTTTTAATTGTATGGTCGGCTTACCTTCCTGATCCGGCAGCAGGGTTCCATTACTTACTGCGGTACATATACATAGAGCCAGAAAGGTTTTACCCAGTCCGGGATCACCTTCCAAAAATGTCAGTTTCCCTAATGGGATGTAGGGGGCCCATAAAAATTCTACTTCCTCCGGCTCTACATCACCCAGGTTAGTAATGGATGGAATTACTATTTTTTTGTCCTGATCCGGCGGCTGGTTCTCCCTTTGCTGTAGAATGTTTTCAGCCAATTCTGTTAGCGTTGCGGCCATTGTTGCCACCCCCTCGTAAAGCTAATAATGGCTAACTGCTCAATAGGGTCTACAGTCAGCAAATCATCCAGGGCAGCGGCTATTCGATCCTTATTTTTTAAAGCCCATTCGACAGCAGGTTGGCTTAAATCCTTATCGGTGGTTATAGTCCTATTTATGGTATGAGTCCATTTTTCCATTTCGATAAGTCGATTGATTTCCTCCGTGATGGCTTCTTTTAGCTGCTCAACGATTCGGGCCTTTTGCTCTTTGTGCTGCCTACAGGCAACCATCTGCTCCAATTCCTGCCGGGATAAGTTTCCGCTGGCTTGTAGTCCCGCCTGGGTTGCCAGCAGATCACGGGCCGCCTTGAAGTCCATGCTGTGATACTTCATTACAAAAGTAAAGATGTCGCCGCCTGTGTTGCATCCGTAACAGTAAAACATATTCTTTGAAGGGGTTACGCAGAATGATGGGGTACTTTCATTATGGAAGGGGCATAGTCCCCAATAGTTAGGGCCTTTACGCTTTAGCTTCACATAGTCCCCGATAACTTCTGTAATGTTTAGTCTATTTTTAATTTCATCCGCTTTAACAGTCAATTCTGCTCACCTCCAACTACCTGCTGATTCAACCATTCGTGTAACTTTTCAGCAGGAATTAAAATTCTTTTTTCGCCGATCCGGCAGTATGGAATTTCATTTTTGTTAACCAATGTATACATAAGACTCCTACTGATCCCTAAAACCTTCGCCGCCTCCGGTACTGAATACGCTGCTTTCCAATCCATTACTTCACCTCCTTGTATCCATTTTGTATCCATTATGTATCCATTCTAACCGTCTGTTGTTTTTCTGTCAAGCTATTATCATAAATTATTTACCCCTTAAAATACCCCTTACAGAATAAAAATTAATGGTTTATAAAAATACAAAAAAAATACAAGTCCGAATATATCGGACCTGCAAAGATATAAAGCATTATAAAAAATCAGTTATTTACAACTCAAAATCGTGTGCCGCGAGGCGTGTGGGTTCGAGTCCCACCTCTGGCACCATCGGGATTAGAGAGGATTACGGTCCTCTTTTTTTTATGAAAATACCCCTTAATTTACCCCTTAATATTTTAAAACATCATCCAGGCTCTTAACTGCTTGAGCTTGAAGTTTGTCTGTAATGTGTGAGTAAATATCAGCGGTCATTGTAATTGTAGAATGACCCAGGCGATCACTTATTGTTTTAAGGTCCGTTCCTCGTTCAAGCAACATGCTAGCGTGACAGTGCCGTAAATCATGAAACCTTATCTCTGGCAATTTTGCGGCCTCCAGATCCTTTTTAAAATTCCTTGATACTGATTCAGGATTGACCGGCTCACCCATTATAGAGCAGAATATTAAATCCTTTTCATTATACTCCCCAGGGTAGGCAGCCTTTTCAATATTCTGTTGCCGCTTCCATTCTTTTAGAGCTTTTACAACTTTATTTGATATATGAATAGTTCTTTTCGATTTAATAGTTTTGGGTTCCTGGAATTTATAGCCGCCTCTTACCCGGACCATTACCTGCTTAACAGATAAAAGGTTATGTTTCATATCAACATCCGCCCATCGTAGAGCTATCAGTTCCGATCTCCTGAGGCCTGTTGTTAGTGCCAGCAGATATATAATATAGTCCCGTTCTCCCCGCATGGCAGCCAGGAATGTGTTGGCCTGGTCTGCCGTCCAGCAATTAAATTCTTTTTTCACTTTTTGCGGTTTCGTAACCATATCACATGGATTGTAAATAATAATCTGGTTTTTATACGCTTGTTCTAGTGCTACATGTAGAACGGTATAAATATATTCAACCATGCGCGGCTGTAAAGGGCCACCAGTCAACAGGTTCCCCCTCACAGACTTCTCATTAATCATAGCCTGGATATGCTCTGGCCGAAGATCCTTTAAATATATGCTGCCAATGGTCGGAATTAAATGTTTTTTTATTACTCTATCGTAACCCTCATAAGTGTTTTGTTTTACAGATGGTTTTTTATATGTCTCTAGCCATGTATTGAGCCAGTCCGATACTTTCAATTTATCGGCTGCAATTACTCCGCGTTCTATACTTTTTTCAAAACTTTTTTTCTTCGCCAGTATCTCTTTTTCAGTTTTGGCATATAATGATTTTCGCTGAGTACGGCCCATCTGATCCTCATAGGTTACTTTTGCCGTCCAGGTTCCGTCTGCTCTTTGGTATATAGTACCTTCTCCAGCGCGTCTTCGCCTTGCCATAATATCACCCCTAATAAAATAATACCTCATTTGGCAGAATAAAGCCGGGCATGGTTGCGCCCGGCCAGCAGGTTAATTTGATTAGTCAATTAGTTCGTTCAATCTTTGTCTGCTGCTGTGTATGTAATCAACTGATATGTTTATGAATTCGACTATCTTTTTATAATCAAAATACCATAGTGCTGATTGCTGCTCGTGAGTGCTGTATTCCCCACCTTCGCCAAATCTAACAGCAGCCAGTGGGTTAGGGTTATCATGGAATGAGTATTCGTTCACCCAGTGGTTCAGTACTGTTGCCGCCTTGTCCAAATCGTTTAGAATGCCCTCTACTTCGCTTTTCATTTCCAGTTCAGTCATTATAAATCCTCCTTAACATCAATCTCACCACGGTCTCCCATTGTCTGCTTACATAGCTTTTCTGCTGCTTCGTGAGCATCCTTATAGGTATCATAAACTTTAGTCAGCCTGGTCTCCATGCTGCCCAGCTTGTCCTTAACAATTCCCCGATATCCTTTCTTTTTTTGCATTATAAAACCTCCCTTAATTTCAGGTATCAGTCCTGGATCACTTCGCCCGGTGGGGTTTATGTCCCCCACCTTATTTTGAGACCGATGTCACCGGGTACCGGCTGTGATAAAGCTGCGTAATACACAAGTGATTCTGCAGCACCCCCTCCCCGAATATGCTAGATCGTCCCTTCATCAAATAATTCTGCAGCTGATTCCTGCCCGGTGTAGTCCTTTAATAGCACCGTTCATTAAACATCATTCTATATCATCCTGGCATCCAGTCCAGCATTAAGCGGCCAACCTTCCGGGGTTTCTTCGTTATAATCATCAATAGTCAGTGCATGCCACCCATCACCGCATTTTACCTCTACCTTGCCAATTACCGGGATCAGTTCTCCGGTTTCCTTCTGAATGAATACGCCCATAGGTTCAATGACAAGGTTCCCTGTGGTGAAACCGTCAATAATGTTTATGGATTTTTCCATGCTCCTGATTAAAGATGTAAAAGCCATTTAGTCAACCTCCTTTATGTATCTTTTTGTTACTATATGATTATATTAGTATATATTTATATACGGGTCAATACTATTTGACGATTTATATTTATATGTATTACTATATAGTTAATACCATTGGAAGGATTGATAAAGTAATGGATATAATGACTGTTGACGAAGTCGCTACATATTTAAAAATGAGTCCTCAGGTTATACGCCGTTGGCTCCGGCAGGGTAAACTGAAAGGGGTCAAAATAGGGAAGGAATGGCGCATAGATAAAGCCGATATTGACGCTTTAATGAAAAAAGATAAATAAAGCAGGCTCTATAATGCGATTTAAGGGGTTTTAAAATATGATGGTAGGGGTTTATGCCTGTAGAGGATTACACCCCTGCTTTTTTGCGTGTCAGTAGGTCAGAAAAAGGAAGTCCTCGGTACCTTCGCCAACTCTGCGCGGGTGTTGGCCTTTTGTTTTGGTAATTTTGCCAAACAGATTCACTTTTGCCAATTTTGCCAATAGGTCAGAAAAAGATTATTCCCCTGGGGTTGAGTATGCCCCAGGGGAATGAAGGAGAAAGTTTGTTTGAACAGATAGCAGAATTATATAAACCGGTTGACCAGACCGGATTATACCTTTTTATTTTTGTTCCTCGGATGGTTTTTTAAAAATGTCATTAAGTCGTCCTCCTGATCGCCACCATCTGGCAGCAGATCGTTCAACTGTTTTGTGATCTGGGAATAGTTTTTTATCGCTACCATGTAAAGGTCAGCAGCAACTGATCTCTTATTTCCAGACTGGCCGCCACCATGATTATATGTTTCGGCCCAGCCATTTTTTTCAATATCATTTCGCAAATCCTCTAATAGTACGGCCAGGAAAGCTGAATTTTCTATTAATTGTGATACTAATTTTCTCTGATCCTCCGGTATGTTTTTATATATCCTCGCAAGTTTATTCTTTTCCTTTTTAACTCGAACATCTTCGGCTAAATCGGCCTTTGCTTTTGTCATTACTGCCATATTTTCACCCTCTTTTTTTATCGTCATATTACCTGGGGTACACTGGGTCTGTAAACCTTGTCAGTCATAAAGGAAGCTTTCCTCCTCGGTCCCGGTGCCTTCGGCTATTTTTTCAATACCGGGGGGGTATATATCAGGGCAGCGGTTAAGCTGCCCATGATGTTAAACCAATGTTACTGCCCAGCTGAGTGTGTCTCCACCACCAACAGGAGTAACCGGTTCATGCCATGCCGGTTGGCCGTCAACTCTTACAATGGCTCTGTAACTTGACAGGTCACGCTGCCACCCAGGAGCATTACTCTTTTCCAAACTGATAGCGGATCGCATACCAATTACATATTGCTTTAAGTTCACCAAGGTTATGTCGCCTCGGTTTCCTAATGCCGGTACCTTCTCGGTGAAGATCACCTCGCGGCCCAGTAGTGTTTTTGGTACTCCCGCCGTTCCGTCCGGATGCCAGACTAGATGGTTACCTGCGTCTTCCATAGCCAGCAGCTCTGGCAGTAATGAATTATTGACTATCCAAACTGCTCCCTGCTGCAATGCTGGATGGAGTCTGGCAAACATGTTACATACATCAGCATAAGCTATCTGGTTAACTGCTGTTCTATTCACTTCAATAAGTGATGGAGCATTGA